CACTAAATCAGAAGATTTTGATCTAAAATTTATTTGGGCAATGCCTAGTTTTGTGCCTGATGTAGCAGGCCCGTTAGGCGCAGCAATACTTTCTTCACAAATATATTTAACAACTACACGAAGAATATTACCAGAAAGCTCCTCAAGTCGTGCTGTATTTGGCACTTCAAATCCGTCCCAATTAAATACTGTATCACTAGCATTAAAATATCGAATGACTCGATAAATATTTTTGCCATCTTCAGAAATTATAAAATCTTCAATTGGACGAAGGCTTCCTGTAGTAAAAAATGGAATTGCATTATTTGTTACAAATCCTCCTGGGACGAGAATACCATTTTGAATATACATGCCTGGCGTGAAAGCCGGTGTAAAATGCTGGGTAGCTAAATAAGAAACAACGGTATTTCCTTCTCGAAAAAGAGTAACATCGCCGGGACTGAATACAAACATTTGTTGTGGCGGACACACTTCACTTACTCCCGTAATTGGATCGGGTGTGATTGCCGCTGTAAATTCAACAAAAAGATCATTAGAAGTGTCTATACGTGATAAAACACCTTCATTAACTAATTCTTCTGGATTTGCTGTAGTAGGTGTTAGACCAGTTAATGTGAAATAGTATTCAACTTGTGATGTTGCAGTTGGTTTAAATGTTAAATATGTTTGTGGAGTAAAACGTGGCTTATACTGAAAAGGTGATTGAATGCCTAATGAGTTATCAGCAGTCACAGGTGATAGTATTCCTTTACTAATTAAATTAGTAAAACTATTGGCAAGAGTTTCGCCTTCAGAAGGTAAAAATGTAAAGGTTTCATTCACATAAGCATAATTAACAATTACACCTTTTGTGATATCAATATAGTAATAATACGGGTCTATTTGAGGAGTGTCTCCAGAGCCTAATGCAGGGGTTTTTAACCAAGAATTTGCCAAATAAGTTCCCCCACTTTTTAAAGATGGGATGTTAACTTGAATATTTGAAACCAATCCTTGAGTTTGTGCTCCTGTGGTTGTATTAGAAGAAGGTTGAAGAACAAAATCTTGGTTCACCACATAAACAAACCATCCAATCCTATAAGCTAGATTATCCTCTCCAGGCGGTTCAAAGTATTCCCTAACACAAAATTCATCATCAATTATAACTTGATCAAACTCTATAAGATCTGGGTCATAAAAACTTGTATTTTGGTTATTAGCATAGTACTGATTACCTGTAGAATACGGCACAAAATCTTTTGGTGCTGATAAAGATCCATTGAGTATGAAACCGTCTGGCGGTAAAGTCGCGTCAGTATATTGAAATTGCTTTAATACTACTAATAAAGAATTTTCAACACCCGGATTGCGAATAACTTGCCCTTGCGTATAAGTTTGAGGTGACCAAGAAAGTATTTTTGTTAGTCGAAGATTTTCATAAAGAACTTGATCTATTTTTAAAGAACTGTACGGCGTATATGCTTTAATAATGGGGAATGCTGAATCAGTTAGCCCTGAATTTGGGTCACCAATTGTAAGAAGATCATTGACTTGTAATGTATTTGATTGTGGCTCAAAGTTTTTAACTGACGCTGTAATAATTGATGTGCGGTTTAATCCTAAGGGTGTATTATAGGCAACGGCCGAAATAATATCTGGTTCAGAATATTTAGTTTCTGGAGGAAATGTTTCGAGGAGAGCAGAGTTAATATCTGAAACTGTTTGTTCATATCCTGACGGAAATATCTGTCCAGGAGTCATAATTTGGAATAAATTATCTCTAACCCGTAGCGAGAAATTACGAAGATTTCCAGCATATTCAGCAGTAGGATCATAAAAAAGTTCGATATTATATTCAACTTGGCTAAGATCAAGGGGATATACATGCCCTTGCATCTCAATAGGCAATGAAAAATTAACTACATTTTGTGCACGTTTAACTTGTTCTATTGTTGGTTCTGTACCGTCGGGGTTTAAAAAGAAAAACGATACATGGCCGTCCGACAAAACATAATCGTTTAGCCAAATAAATGAATCTTTTGTTGAGCGATTTGCAAGAACTGATGTAAACGTACCAACACCAAAGAGATCTTCAAAAAGATCTTGCCAATCCTGAGAAGAAACTGGATTACGGCGTCGTATAAGAGTAAAAAATCTTTCTTTAACCGCGTCTAAAGTTTCTGTGTCAGAACCGCCAGTTGCGGCTATAGTATTTGTAACTGAAACAAATTGAAGCGTTTCTGAAGGCGCCTGAGTAATGGTATTTGGAGCTACGTTATTGAAAGCGCCTACTAAAGTTGAACTTACTGTGACCGTACCAAAACTCTCAGTTGCTGCAAAGAATAAATCTTCAGTTGTAACAAATGATATTGCTTCGCCATTTGTTAAATTTGAATTGGTTGTAAAAATTGTGCCAGCAGGCAAAAGATCTTGAAAAGCTCCGGGAGCAATTTGAAGAGTTAAACGCGATATAGAGGGAGTCCCCAGTCGCCGCAAAGCTCCCAGAAAAGGACCTATCCATTCAATCAGGATTGATTCAGGTAGTTGATTCGCCCAGAAAAGAAATTCACCTTGCGCAAATGCCTGGCCCTCTATCAGAGCCATCATTGGGTTGCCAGCACTAAAGTCGTTTAATTTTGCGTTACTCGCATCATAAACTCTTTTCGCTGCTTGATTGACTATCTCGGCTTCCGACCGTGGATCTATATTTACAGCAGGAAGTGGTGCATAACGTGGCATTTTTTATCAACCCACAGGGCATTGATTAGTTGCAGGAGTACCAGCGTAATTATTACAAGTTGAATCTGCACGAGCGTAAAATCCATTGTCTATAAACAAACGTGCGAGTCGCTCTTTCAATATAAACATCGTAACTAAATCATTATTGTCCATGCTCGAGAATTTCTGATCGAACGTGGGCGCAATTACCCCACCTGCATAGTTAAATTTAGTATTAGTTGTAAACGACAGCGGCGCATTTAAGGGATTATTGGGTGGAATGCCAAGGTCAAAGCAGGATGTGCCAGATGTTTGAGAATACCCAAAGTTCCAAGGTCCGGTAACAGTCTTAGCGCCGGAAATTGGAGGAGTGTTGAAGCAACCGGATTGTTCTCCGGCTAAAGTTACATATCTTGAGTCAACGCCATTGGCACCCGAAAATTGAAGCGAATCGAGTCCAAGGGGTGGGTAGTGCCAGTCTATATCGAGGCCATCAAAATATATCTGCTTGCTGCCATTTAGCCAAGCACTCGTTACAATTACGCCACTCGAAAAAGTAGTCTTTGCCATACTTACTTATCTTTTATCTTGATTCATTTTACCCCTATTTTTTGAAAAGAGGCAAAAAAAATCCCTTCCGAAGAAGGGACTGGTAGCTCGCAATTAATTGCGTTCGAAGTAGTTAACGGTCATTGTCACTTCGATTGTCTGAACGTCGCCACTTTCGCGGGAAACTTCAGCAGTCGTAATGGAGGTCAGCAGGCACTCATAAAGAATGTATTGACCGCCACCAGGACCTGATTGTAAACCATCGCAGCTTCGTGGAGTTACTGTAACTGTAATTGGATTACAGTTGTAAGCAAGCCAGAATGCTTCGAGAGGTTTGAAAATCGCGGGATCGTAGGGAGCTGTAAGCGTAACTTCGTCGGCAGTCCGAGGACCAACAACGTGATAGATGCGGTTTCCTGTTCCGTTGGCATAGGTGGAGGATTCGCTGGTATCAGTAATACCGGAAAACTCAGTAAAAACGGCAGTAAAAGTAGGGCCGCCTGCGGCGGTGAAAGATACTTCGTATTGCGCTTTTGTTAATGGACGTAAAATAGCCATGGGGTCACCTCCTCATATATCCTGGCTTAAGCCAAGATGTTGGTGATCATCGCGCCGGAACCGATGAGTCCAGTGGTGCCGAGGCCCACGGGGTGCACTGCACGTTCCACAGTAATTTCTGCACGAACAACGCGACGCTCACGGATATAGTACTCAGGACGAACGGCAGGAGTGCCGGTCAACTGGTATGTATAAGCAAAAGCAGGAGTGGCTGCATTAGCACCACCGGAAGGCATCACAGCATCGGAAGGACCGTTGGGGCTGTAGAATAACAGAACGCCATTCTCAGGGAACACGGGCAACAGTTGACCGTTTTCAGCCAAGAAACGACCTTCAGCAACACGAATGCCACGCTCAAGACCGAAGTAACGAGCAAGCATGTCCACATCGATAGAATCGGCTGTGGTGTACTTAATACGCTCGAGAATATTTTGGTTGGTCAATAGCTGGTCGAAAATAGCAGTACCAACAATCATCGAGTTCGGGCGAATGCCGATCTGATAAGATACGCTACGCTTCAGAGTTAGTACAGCTTCGATTGGGTTTGAAGTAGGATCGCCCCAAGGAGCAGCACCAGCAGAAGCACCATAAGAAGTTTGGAATCCGGTGAAGGTTTGAAAACCTAAACCAGTTTGACTTCCAGGGATGCCATTGTAAGGCTCGTAAGGGTTGAAACCGGCGGTAACAGTAACTACTTCACTTACGGTTTTCTCGTAAGCGTTCATCAAGCGTGACATGGCGTTGCGGGTTTCAATCGCACGCAGATCAACTTGAGCAGGACCTTCACCAGCGTTCTCAATAACTTCTTCAGGAAGTTCCCAAGCCACTACTTCTTGCTCAAGAGCGTAGGGCTCAGAATCGTAACGAGTCTGAACGTAAGGAATATTGGTACCATATGCGCGACGGAAGTCGTTAATGGCAAACTGTTCCTTACCGAATCGCAAAATGCGACCAGCACGGGTGGGGGTGTCCACAACAGGCGCGATAAAGTTCGCGATGTTTGTGGAGGGGAGCATGAAACCTTGTGCCAGCGTAGTCAGAATTGGATCTACGCCCGCATAGGTTTGGGCTAGGTTCATCATGGGAGGGAGTACTCCAGTTTATAACGAAAAGGATTTCAACGGGTTGCAACCGCTTGGGCTTACACCCCGGAGGAGTAGCCAAGCGATAAACAACCAGATTATTAGCTAAAAGAAACGGTAACCATACGACGACCACCGATATTGATAACTTCGCGGATGGTAGGGATAGTACCATCAGCACTTACGGCAGTGCCGGAAGCTGAGGCTTGGCCGATTGCATTCACCAACAAAGGAGTGTTGTATACAATTGCGGCAGAAGCAGGATCTACTTCGATAAGCAGCAAACCGGAGGTTGCCACAGTAGCCAAACGAGGAGAAGCAGGAGCGTCAGCAAACAAAGGGATGAAAGCTTGGTTCACACCGATGATTGAAGTAGGAGTTGCGCCGGGAAGGGTCACAACACCTTGCTGAGTGCCACCGCTAACTGCGCGGAATTCACCGATAGCCACAGCGGGGTCGCCAGTGAAGGTTTCAGCGAAACGGATGTACTGTTTCCCATAAGCGGGAGCAGCATTAGTAGAAGTGAAAGACATGTCTCTATTATATAGTAAGGGACTTTAATGGGTAGTTGTTTTGTGTAGTTTGTTTGTGTAAACCAGTTTTACCCACTATCGATATTCTATTGAACATCGACAGCGATCAAAGCATCGGCAAACTCTGCCGGGCATTGGCAAACTTCCAATAGGCTGCCAGCCCATACTGTCGTAATTAAGGCAGTCTTTGCATGTTCGTGAGTCATGAATGCAAATCCGGCGCATCTCACGATTTCCGTTTTGGCTTTCTCTAAAGAAGCGACCAAGTTGAAAGAAAGAATACAGAGGAGTCACTAAGTAGCGGTCAATGCGGCTTTTGACTCCTTTCCAGGTTTTGCCAACAGCCGTCATTTGTGCCGCTTGAGCATCGCCAGCTACAATCTCTTCTTCAGGAGACCCAGGGTCCCCGCCTAGAAGTTTATCAATATCCCAATCTTCAAATGCCCCCGGCCGGAACCAAGGGGCAATTTTGTCGTCTTCGGCAAAATCTACGGAGTCGTCGTTGTATTTCAAAATGCCGTTGTCCAAATAGGTTTTGGTTTCGGAAAGAAACTTAATTAAAGGAGTTAATTGTGTACCAACAATGCCGGAAAAAGACCGGTCCATCTTTTCCTTGGGCTGGGATCCCCCAGACCCTAGGTAGACAGACGCGAGAGCGGCAGTGACAGTTTTGTCGACCATAGCACGTTCGTACTCGTCAAACTTCATCTGCCGATCTCTCAGT